ATTGAAATCTTTCCTCCCGGAGGCCCTAATGCAGACGTTACAACCTGCCAGTCAATTGTCTGCCCTATCTGTGTCCCTGAAACCTCCCAAGGTGAAAATCTACTTGCTCTCAACTTAACATCGACTTGGTAGGCAACAGCCTGACCTGACTTTTCTTTGAAGGCTGCTCCGTAGCCAGTAGGATTACCCATCAAGTGTGTTATTCCAATTACAATATTTCTATTGACTGGAACCACATTAGCTATCTTACGACAAAATTTTGCTAGTAGCTTTGCTCCATCTGCTCTCTGCATCTTGTCCATGGAAGAAGTTATTTCCGCTTCAGTACACAAAGCAGAATATGAATCTAGAATAACCACACAGCCGGGAACATCATTAATAGTTTTTTCTGCTATGGATAAGTAGTCTTCGGCAGATAGAATCCTGCCCGGCTCTGAGCCAATTATGTGGAACCTCTCTAGGTCAAGTCCGGGTATCCCCTCAAGGTCTCTCTTCTTGAGCCTTCCCTCTATATTGAAAAAATAAACATGTCTACCATCAGGGCAGAGCTCTCCTCCGTACTCCTCTCTTTGGCAGTTTGCGGCAAAGTGTAAAGATGTTGTAGTTTTGCCACATTTGGGCTGTCCGGTAAACGTGATAAAGCTGCCTTCTGGAATTCCTCCTCCAAGAACCAAATTTAGTGCCGGAGAGACAGGAATTACCAGTAGTTCTGAGTCTACAACAGCAGAGCCCGACCTTATAATCCCCTCTCCAAATTGCTTAATAATATCTTTTTCTATTGTGCTAGTCATCTAAATCCCTGAGTTTTCCTAAATTACTTTTCTTAGTTGAGTGAGCTCTCGGTCTTGCTTTAGTGTCTTTTCTGTCTATTTCGACAGAAGGTTTTTTACGCTGCTTTTTCAACTCATTCTCTTGGTATTTTATCAATCTGTCAAGATTTGAATTTCTTAATGAGTAGATTCTGTCAGCTTCTTTAGACTTTAAAGCTTTCATAATAGCCAATTCATCATATATTTTAAGAAGTCCATTTGCAGCCAAAATTTGACTCATATAAGACTTCTTCCACTGAGATTGCTCCCAAAACTTTTGAGGCAGCTCTTTCTTTTCTATACGGGCTTGTCTTTCGCACATGAGCTCTGCCATGTACTGAGCTGCGGTGATGTTTTTACCTTGTGAGTACCTAGAGGGGTATTTTCTACTACTCATCAGGGTTTATTTGTTGGATAGCACCGTTGAAGAATCTTGAGTAAGTGCCCGTATCCCTCGATTCATCTGCTCTTGACGATGCTGCCTCTGTCATTATTGAAACGCCCTTTTGTCTTTTAGCGACTGTCTCGTTGATTATTAAATCTTTAGCTATGATAGGTTTAGGCGTAGAAGTTTTTTTCTTTTTCTTTTTAGGTTTTGCTATCTGATTCGATTTCATTCCTTCAATGTACTTTTGAACCGTTCTTTGTGTTCTGCCAAGCTCATCCGCAATGTCTGAAACACTGATATTGTCCTTGTGCATACCTTCAATAAGGTATTTTTCATTTTTTGTTAGTCTGCCTCTTGCCATTATGCCAACTCTCTTTCTGCATTAGATAACCAAGCTTCATTCTTAGAGTCCAAAAATTTAAGGTATTTATCATAAGCGCTTTTTGAAACTTCCATAAATGACCATTTAGCGCCATACCTATTCAGCTTTGTTTGATTTCTTTCTGAATACATGCCCTGTGGATTATAAAGAGAGCCGTATTTATCTCTCTTAACATAATAGATATCTTGGCCTTCAATGCTAACCTTTTTTGCGTACGCTTTATTGCTAGACTCCTCCACAACTTCAAGGCCGGTTGTGTAAGCAGTCACAACTCTCTCGTCATTTGGGATAGCTGCCGAAGCTTGTTGTTCGGTTTTTGTTGATGAAACAGAGCTTTCCAATTCATTTCTTGTAATCCTAGCCATTTTTCTTTCCTGTTCTTATATAGTTCTTTTTCTGTGTTTCACTCATGTTTTTTATATCTGAAAAGTTAGATGTTTTGTACCAAGGTTTTTCCTGAGTTTTTTTTCTTTTCATACCATCGGGAAGCTTGCTTTCGCTGCTTTTGTAGGCATTGTGTTTTTTATGCATTGATGCCTTCTGGTCAGTGCTCATCCTTGAAGCGTTTGTGTCCGCTAAATGACCTAGAGTCATGCCTCCGCCAGCAACTTTCATAGACCCATGTACATTATCTTCATCGTAGCACCTAATCAATTTATGCTTCTTACAGTTCGGGCATCTTTTTAGCCTTTTATATTCAGAAATCTTTTGGAACACGGAAAAAGAATGGCCACAGCCGCCTTCATCTGTGTCACAAATGTAAGAGTATTCTGGCATTATTGTTCAAGTCTTTCAATAATATTTGGAATAATTGAGTTTCTAATGATATCTTCTTTTTTTAGATGAACAACGCCAACTTTATCTAAGCCGTCAAGTTTATCTAGACAGTTCTGGAACGCACCTTTCTTGAAGTCTGGCAAATCCGACTGTGAAATATCTCCGGTTACTATTAGTTTAGAGTTTTTTCCCATTCTTGTCAAGAACATTTTCATCTGCGCCATAGAAAGATTCTGGCACTCGTCGCCAATTATGAAAGCATTATGAAAAGAACGTCCTCTCATAAAGCCTATCGGAGCAACTTCAAGAGCACCTTCATTCTTCCAAAAAGATATTTGCTCTCTAGAAACATAATAGTTCAACTCATCAAATACAGGAAGCATGTAAGGCTGCAGTTTTCTATCTGCGGTTCCCGGCAAAAAACCAATATCCTCGCCAGCAGACATAACGGGTCTAGTGATGACTATTTTGTCAACTATCCCCTTTTTCATAAACTCTGCTGCACACGCAGCGGCTATGTGTGTTTTTCCACTTCCCGCAGGCCCATCACAAAAGGTTATGTCGTTCTTGTATACTGATTTAATATAATGTTTTTGATTTACACTTTTAGCCTCAAGCTTATTCTTTAGAAAGAGCTTCTTATCTTCTGTGTGTCCGTCTTTAAGATATTTAGGTATTCTTCTTGCCATTAAAAATCGTCTTCTATATTAGCTGATTGATACTCAGTAACCCTAGTCTCAAAAAAGTTTTTGCACTTTTCCAAGTCTATTATCTCGCTCATCCAAGAAAATGGGTTCTTTGAATCTTTGTAGGGAGATTCTATCCCTAAGTTTGTAAGTCTTCTATTAGCAATAAAAGACATATACTCAATGAACATTTCCGAGTTTAGTCCTAAAATTCCGTTTGGTAGTACATCTTTAGCATACTGAATTTCTAATTCCATAGCTTTGTTTATGTGTTGTATCGTTTCTTCTTCAAAAGATTTGGTCCAAACTCTTGGATTGTCTTCTCTGATTCTATTTATCAAGGTTGTTCCAAACTTTATATGTAGGCTCTCATCTCTCAGTGTGTACTGTATTTGTTCACCTATTCCCGGCAATTTATTCTGTCTATTAAATGATAAGAGCATAGCAAAGCCAGAGTAGAAAAATATTCCTTCACATACAACATAATATGTAATCATGTTTCTAAGGAACTCTCTTTTTCCTTCAAGTGTGTTTATATTAAAGTCATTTCTATTTATATCCGTAGATATTTCCATTAGAAAATCATCTTTTGCTTTAATGCTTGGGATAGAATTATAAGCTTGGTAAACTTCATCAATATCTAGATTTAGTGAGTCACAACAATAAACCACCGTAAGGTTATGCAGGCTTTCTTCGTAGGCCTGACGGAGTATGTACTGACGGCATTCAGCGTCTGTGACAAACTTGAATATTGATAGAAGCAAGTTATTTGCGACTAATGATTCACTGCCAGCAAAAAACCCAAGACACCTCTTGACCACGAGCTTTTCTTCTTGAGACAAAGTGTTTGATTTCCACTGCTCAATGTCTTTAGCCATAGACACTTCTGTTGGCATCCAATTATTTGCTGCACTGTCTATAAATAAATCCCAAGCCCATTTATTAGTATGTGGAAGGATTTGATTCACTACAGCAATTTTATCTGATATAATTTCTTTGCTTTTTTTCATTACTGACAACTCTCACAATCTGGATTATCTATAGAACAGGCTTTAACGGCACTTAAGTCTTCTTCTACAGTTTCATCGGTTTTTATTTCTTCTACTGTTGATTTTTCTACTCTTGTAGCTGATTTACTCCTGAGATAATATGTAGTTTTCAAACCCTTTTCCCAGCAATAATTATACATGTCGTTTAGATATTTAAGGCTAGTGCCTTTATTATAAAGATTAAACGATTGCCCCATATCAATCCACTTCTGTCTTGATGCCGCTGCATCTACTAGTGTTTCATAATTTACATCAAAAGCTGTCTTGAATCTAGATTGGATTTCTTCGTCTAAATCAATTGCCAAAACGTCTCCATCGGCAGACTTCAACGCATCGACTAATTCTTTGCACCAAATGCCCTTCTTCTTTGCTAGCTCTACAAAATGCTCATTTATCATAGTGAACTCTCCACTAAGAGTAGAATATACAAATAACACTGAGTAGTCTGGCTCTATGGATTGGCTACATCCTTGTATGTAGGATATTGTTGCTGTAGGAGCTATAGCCATGACGTTTGAGTTCCTCATCCCATTCTCGGCTATATGGTCTCTGACTTTCTGCCAGTCCATTGTTTCAAAATCTAAAGCGCTGTATTCGGCGTTATCTCTGGATGACATCACTCTGCAGTAGGTATCTATAGGTAGATTTCCATAACTCCACTCTGAGTGCGCATAGCTTTCGTAGGCCCCTCTTTCTTTCGCTAGCTTAGATGATGTTAGTATTGCATGGTAAGAAATGTATTCTTGTATCTTGTCACAGAGACTCACCGCTTCTTCAGAATCATAAGGGATTCCTAGTTTGTGAAGCATGCCATGAGTTCCCATAATGCCTAGACCTACAGGCCTATGCCTGAGATTAGAGCTTCTTGCTTCTTTGGTCGGATAGAAGTTTATATCAATTACATTATCAAGGCCTCTGACAGCAACTTCAACGGTTTCTTGCAGCTTCTTCCAGTCAAGGGTCCTGACTTTAATATGGCTTTCAAGGTTGACGCTTGCTAAGTTACAGACAGCAGTCTCTCCTGTCTCAATAACTTCTCCATCCTCATACTTAGTTGGCTTAGTATGCAGCAGTATCTCCGTGCATAGATTGGAAGAATGAACAACGCCTTCATGCTTATTGCTATACCTGATATTGGAGGGGTCTTTAAATGTAACCCATGGATGGCCAGTTTCATAGAGAGACTTAAGCATTTTTTTCCAAAGCTCTTTTGCTGACACAACACGAAAGCTCTTCACCTTCCCTTCCTTTGCCATTCTCTTTGCTTTTCTATATTCTTTTGAAAATTCATTTCCATACGTCTCGTGCAATGACGGGAACTCAGAAGGGTCAAACAGATACCAATCATCATCCTTTTTAGATGCCTTCATAAATTCATCGCATACCCATAGAGCTGTATTCATATCATGACATCGCCTTCTATCGTCTCCGGTATTTTTTCTCAGGTCAAGAAAGTCTTCAACGTCTATATGCCAAACTTCCAAGTAGGCACAGCCAGCACCCTTTCTTTTTCCTCCTTGGTTTACCCCAACTAATGTGTCGTTGAATATCTTCAACCAAGGGATTAGCCCTGAAGATTGGCCATTAGTGCCTTTAATATATGCTCCTGTAGACCTAACAGGAGTCCAGTCTACACCTAATCCTCCTGCATATTTTGACAGTCTGGCCTGCCCATGAATAGTACCAAAGATACCATCAATCGAGTCATCTACTGTGCTTAAATAACAAGATGACAACTGAGAATGACAAGTGCCGCTATTAAACAGCGTTGGTGTTGATGGAGAATATCTAAATTCAGACATCATATTGTAAATCTGGATAGCCTTAGTCTCTTTATCTTCTTCTTGAATACAGAGGCCCATCGCCACCCTCATATAGAAAGCTTGAGGTGTCTCCATCCTCCGTCCTTCTTTATGTATAAAATATCTATCGTAAAGAGTTTGTATCCCTAGGTACTTAAAGCTATTATCCCTGTCTATAGCCAAGTTTTCACTTAGAAGCTCTAGGTCATAATCAAGCATCTTTTCAGAGAGCCTGTCTTCCTTAACTAACGTCTTGATATTTTTTATAAAGCAGGATTTGTATTCTTCGACAAAATCGCCATTAACGCTTTTGCCAAAAACCTCCTTATACAAATTACTTAAAAGCATTCTTGCTGCGACGTAATTGTAATTAGGCTCTTTCTCTATCTTAGACCTAGCAGACATAATCACTGCCTTGTCTATTTCTGCTGTGGGTATTTTGTTATATAATTGCAAGCTGGCGTCTAAAACAACTTCACTAGGCGAAACAGAATCAAGCCCCTCTGATGCTCTCTCCACGCACTTGTTAATTTTGTCAAGATTTACATCTTCTAATCTAC